ATCTATATTATAACTAATAGCATCGTAACCTGATGAAGTTAACTCCTTATCACCGTTATCCCTAACTATTGCAAGTCTCTCATTTGGATTAATCTTATTATTATTATTATTTCTAAATACTAGAAACATAAAATAAAGGACTCCAACGCCTAACAATACTATTGCTCCTAATATTTCATAAGGTGTATTTTTTATTCCAAATGTATTGTAATAACTATTTAAATAATATACTAGACCAAATACTAGTAAAATGACTAACCCGTTAATGTATCTATAGTAAAAATATTCATAGTCGGAAGAGTCTGTTTTTTTGAATTTTATTCCATTAATTAACACATCTGTTGAAATACTTATACTATTTTTTAAGAAATTTACTGTTTTATCTGAATATTCACTAATTTTATTAAAACCAGTTTTTAATAATTGTGTCATTATTAGATAATATTAATAATATAAATTAATAAATTTATATTATTCACTGTTATAAATTTGTTACATAAAGTTTGTATACCAACTGTTACAAATTTTCATATGCTGTTTTTTTTCCATGACAATCTCTACACAAAGCTACTAAATTGTCAATAGCATTAGATCCTCCATATTCTAGTTTCATAACATGGTCTACTTCAAACCATGCCGGCAACTGTTTTTGGCAACTTTTACAATGCCAATTTTGTGAAGCCGCTACAAACTTCTTTTTGGTTTCACTTACACTTCTTTTTGTTGAAGTATTTCCAGATTGTAATATTTTTTGTTGCTGCTTTGTCATATTATTATAATTCGCATTTATTGACTTTTGTAAATGTTGAGACTCTCTATAGTTTGTTCCAGCACTAAAATTATAATTGTTATTTAATTCATTACTTATTGATTTAGATGTAAAATCAATAATTGGAGTTATAATACTAGCTGTGTTTCTATCTATTGGTAAATATTTAATGTAACCATTTGTATTAACTACAAAATCTTTATAGTTTGCGGGATTTTTCTTTATAAATAAATATATACATAGTCCAACAAAAGCGATTAGTCCCATTTTATAATATTTTTCATAATTTTTAAGTTTAGCTAGTAATTTACCTTCAAAGTATGTATTAAGCAATACAAAACCCGTTATAGTTAATATGAGCAATTCAAATTTCATATTTATTATTAATAATTATAATAATATATTAATTATAGTAAATATAATATAATTATACGTTATAAATTTATTATAAAAAATTTATAATAAAAATAAAAAACTATTATTTAAACTTAATAGTGAGTCCAATTATTACTAATACTAACAATAGTACTAAGCTCCCAAAAATGTATTTTTGCTTATTTCTGCTTTCTTCATATTTTTTTAGCTCCTTAATTTTATAGTTTTCATAATATTTATTCATTGCGTCATAATAAGTTAGTTCTGGTTTTCCTAAATAAATATTTATTTTATTATGTATAAAATGCACCCATTTTACAAACGACTCACGAGAGTCTAAATATGGTGTAACAGGATAAGCATCTAAAAATTTACTAAATACATTACCAATGTCACTAATTGGTAAAAACAACGGTAAATTTGTTATAAAGTCATAATATTTCTTTTTTGTTGAATCATTGCTATTGTTAGGATAACTTAAGGCAATTGTATATAAAACAAACCAATAATGTGGTCCCCATATTATTGGGTTTAATACATTATTATTAGACATATTATTATTAGACATATTATTATTTGACATAACTTATAAATAACATTAACAAAACTATTGCGTATTTTTACCATAAAAACTCTTATTTAGTTCATATATTAATTTAAGTGTTATAATAATCATTATAACTTTATATAAATTGATTGAATTGTCAAACAGTTTACCATTTAAGAATGTGTGTTGGTTTGTTAATATATGACTAACAACTCCTAATGGTAAAAGCATTATATAATATACTTGTCTATTTAGTCCAGTATATACTCTTATAAATGGTTCAATCAAATAGGCAATAAAAAACGTCATAAATAAATCAAATAATGACATGCCTAAATTACTTGAATTATAATATGGTTGCTCAAATTGAATGCGATAACTTCGTAGTTCTTTTATATCCATTTTGTATATATTATATTTTATTCTTAAAATCCGATTTAAATCATAAATTCATTCCAGTCATAGTCTTCTTCGTGTTTTAAGCATTTGCTATTGTTTAGTTCAAACATTTTTTGTCTTATTAATTCCAGATTTTTTTTAGCTTCTTCGTGGTTCTCTTCGGCATCTTCAAGATTATACTGTAATTCCATCGAGACTGAATAGTTATGATCAATTTGATAGTTAATTAAATCTGCTTCTGCGTTGTTTAGTTCTATATGAGAATAACCTAATATCTCAATAGCTTCTTCAAGCTCTCTTTCACAAACTAATTGTTCAAAAGATAGTGATTGTATTTTTTCCAACTTTTTAAATAGCTCATTATGTTGTTGCGAAACACGCCATCTACAATAGTCTAAGCGGAAGCCATAATTATTTAAATTTATATTTTCATTTACAAGCTGTCTTGCTATAAGTCTTTTCATTCTATTAGAAACAACTAACCATTGCCTAAAATCGTCGTTTTCATTATATACTTTACACACATTAATACCAAAATGCTGGCTACCTTTACTTGTTTCATGATATACATAATACCTTGGATAATCTTGACATTTTCTTTCTGAATCGTAGCTTGTCTGATAAGTCTGCATTTAACATTAATAAGATTTATAATCTTACAATAACATCTCAATTTTTATTTATCAATATAATATATTATATTTTATTCTTAAAACCTTTAAAATGTGTATTTTAAATAAATATAAAACTATAACACGTTAATAGTTTAACTAACTATTAACGTAACCTATGAATATTAAGAAGCAAGTATTTTGCAACAATTGTGGTAAATTAGGACACTTATTTCATAATTGTCGTGTTCCTATAACTAGTATTGGAATTATTCCGTTACGAATAGTTAAAAAGTTTAATCCTGATTTACAAGTTAATGAAAATGTTATTGAACTATTAATAATAAAGCGGAAAGACAGCTTGGCCTTTATAGATTTTATGAGAGGAAAATATATTATGGAAGACAAAAATTATATTTTAAATTTATTAAATAATATGAGCGTAAATGAGAGAAGTTATTTGCTAACTAATGATTTTGACACAATATGGAGTTATTTATGGAATTATAATACAAATAATTTATACAGAAATGAAGAAAAGTTGTCAAAAATAAAATTCAACAAATTAAAATTTGGCTTTACAAATATTTTAGAAAGTTACAATTTAAAAGATTTGGTAGATTTATGTGATAAAAAGTATAGCGAACCTGAATGGGGATTTCCAAAAGGCCGCCGCAATTATCACGAAAAAGATATTGTGTGTGGACTACGAGAATTTGAAGAAGAAACAGGATATAAAAAAAGTGATATTGAAATTTTTAATAATATTGTTCCATTTGAAGAAATTTTTACAGGATCAAATTATAAATCCTATAAACACAAATATTTTATTGGTATTATTAGTAATAATACTATTCCATTAGCTAACTTTCAAATTTACGAAATTAGCGAAATAAAGTGGGTTCCTATTGATGACGTACATAGTTATATTAGAGATTATAACTATGAAAAAACAAATATAATAAATGATTTAAATAAATTATTAAAAACATATAGATTATATATATAATATGAATGTCCCTGAAGAAGCAGAACCTAATAAAGACGTTATTAATGATTTACAAGAAGAAGAATCAATAGAACCAATGGAAGAACCAATAGAACCAATAGAACCAATAGAACCAATAGAAGAGCCAGAACCAATAAAAGAGGCAGAACCAATAGAAGAGGCAGAGTCAATAGAAGAGCCAGAGCCAATAGAAGAGCCAGAATCAGAAGATGAGGAATCAGAAGACGAAGAAATGGATGAAGGAGCTGGTAAAAAGGAAGAAGAAGACACAGACGAAGACTTGGACGACGAAGACTTAGATGACGAAGACTTAGACGACGAAGACTTAGACGACGAAGACTTAGACGACGAAGACTTGGAAGACGAAGACTTAGACGACGAAGACTTAGACGACGAAGACTTAGACGACGAAGACTTAGACGACGAAGACTTGGAAGACGAAGACTTGGATGAAGAAGATGAAGAC